TTAAAGACCTAATTGCTTTCTTCTTTCTGCTATATACTCTTCAATATTAGCTAAATCTTCTTCAGTCGCTAAATTCAATATGAAACTTTTGGCAGCAGAACGTTTATTTATATATAATTTTCTAGCCTTATTTTTTTCGTCCCATTTTTTATTAGCTTTTGCTCTTGCTTCTGTAATTTTAGCCATTTAAAACCAACTTTCTAATTAAATATAGTATGAATCCAATAAATAAAGCTATTCCTGCATAAGTATAGTATTTCTTTTCTTTCTTAGTCATGGTATATTTGAGATGGCAAAACGGTAAGACCGAAGCCTTGCCGTTTTTAATTTATTTGAAAAAGGTTTTGATTAGAGATTTAGCTAACTTGATGAGTTCTGTTGCGGGAACTGACCAAGCGGCAATTGCTGTGTATTTAGCTATTTTCACTTGAGTTTCTCGATCAAACCTTTTTTTATTTTTCTTTTTTGCCATCTCATTTCCTCCTTTCACTTATTATAATACACGCTTTTGCGTACATTGTCAATAGAAAACATAAAAATAATGCAAAAAAATAGCCACTCCAGGAATTACCCCAGAGTGGCTATTTGAGTAGGATTTAGAACGCACCTAGTCAGTCCTACTAAACTAGGTTACGCTAGCTAAGCTCACGTAGAGTCCCTTAGCTTGGTCAATCCTATTATATCAAATTATTTAAATGTTCCCCATGCTTCATTGCCAACGCGTCCGACTAGATAGCCATAACCATTTGCACGCGGTTGTCTTAACCAGACTCGACCCAATCGATCTCTTGACCAAGCATCATACTTAACTTCTACACCTGCTGGTAATTGTGCAATGATTGAACTTTGTGTGGTTGCTCCCCATCTAAGGTTAATTGCTCCACCAGTGATGAAAGTACCGTGTTCTTCGTGCCACGTCATGTTTAAGTTATCAGTCCAGCTCTTCTCTTGTGTGGGTGTTTGAACTGGTGCTGGTTTAGGTTTTATAACTGCAGATTTCAATTCTAGCTTATTAACAGCAATGTTTCCATCAACACCTAGACCTTTCCAGTTATCTGTGAATTGCCAGATAGCTACATGATCCATCGTTGGAAACCAATTAAAGTCTGCGGTGTCTTGTCTGCCTTCTACTTTATAATAAGCAACCCACAAGCAATCGCCATATTTATCAGTAATCTTCTTAGTGTGGACGTTATTGGTAAGTAATGCTTTTCCAGAATATAGCAATGGCTTATATCCCGCTCTTACTACTATATCCATGAAAGCTAAGATAGCATTAGCATTGTTTTCTGCACTACCACCAGTAACATTACCACTCCCAGTTTCCCAGTCACAAGCAAATAATGAACCCGTTGGAATACCAATATTTTTGGCCACTTGAATTGCATAATTAGCTTCTTGAATAGCTTGATTACTATTAGCACTAAAGTGTGCATAGTGGTAACCACCAGCAGGAATACCAGCTTGCTTTGCACTAATAATTTGTGATCTAGCTTTAGGGTTTTGGTAGCTTAATCCTTCTGTAGTCTTAGCAATTGTGAACTTAGCGCCTGGATAAGCGCTAATGTTTGAATTCTGATAGCTGGCTTCATCAATACCATAAGATCTGTTTTCAATTACTTGTGTCATAACTAAGCTTCTTTCTTTGAATCAGTTAACATTTTCTCGTATTCATGTTGAACGATATTTCTGACTGTTACTCTGTCAATTGGAAGGCTTGGATACAACTTTTGAATTTGATAATAAACTTCATCGGTTGCATCATACAATTTCTTCGATCCCTCTTTATCATCAAGGGATGCTTGATAAGTGGTTGCCTTTAAAGCTAATTCGCCCGCTGTTTCTAAAACTGTTGCAAGCTTAGGATGAGTAAGCTTTAATTTTTCCAATTTTTGCTTATTAATACTATAAGCTCCTGCAATTCCAGCGATTACTAAAACTACAATTGCCCAAATTAAATTAATATCTAACTTCATTTCTTATCTCTTTCCTTTAATAATCTAGTAATTTCTTTGTCTTTTTCAGCATTTAATTTAGTAAGTCGTTCATTTTCTCTTACTAATCGGTCGTTATCTTCTGCCAAACTATCATGCTTTGTTTTCTTAGAATTCAAATTCCATGTAAGCAATCCAAGAATTACAGGTGCTAACACTTGTGCGATGTTGATTAAGTCATGCAAGTGTCATCACCTCTTATCGTGTATTTCTAGTTCTTGCAGTATATAAAATCTCCGTTAACAGAAAGCATGACAAAATAAAACCTAACCCCATAGGAGCACGTCCTGCGAAAATAGCGTGGATTAATTGAATACAGGCAACTAAACTAGTAAAGCCTGCTGCAACACTCAATAGTATCCCTGCTAATGTATTATTTTCTTCATTCTTTAAGGCATAGTACATTAATCCTACGCCCACAGCTACGGCTATTGCGTCTAAGCCATCGTCATTCATCAGTCCTGCGTATTGTGGAGGCCAAAAGAAGTACTTATGATCCGTCCACAATAATAAGCCCATTGCTGAAAAGGCTAGCCCAATATTGAATATTTGAAAATTACGCTTGAGGTTGACTAGCAATTGCTTGGTCATAGTCCTCACCCGTGATTTCTTTATATCCTTCTCTGCTAAGAATGCCTTGTTGAACATAGCTTCGAAAAGTTAAGTTGGCTTCTTCTTTTTTGCCAAACCATCCCCAATTATATTGGTTCTTCCATGATTCAATTAATTCTCTTTGTACTTCTGCAATCATTGCTTGTAAATTCATATTTTGTGCCTCCTATTTTGTTACTCCATTAGAGCCTTTACCTAGTGCGATCATCATTGCACTTAAATTAGCAACCATTTTGCTAGTTTGTTGCACAGTTGCTTGAAGCTGGTCCATTGCAGTATCAGTTGATTCAGCATTTTGTAAAGTCTTTTGATGACCCTCTTGAAGAACATCGATACTCTTTTGCGCATTTTCGAGTTGTTCCACAACTGTTGTTAATCGTTGACCTAATGATTCTTCACTAGTCTCAATCCATTCTTGTTTCATCCAGTCATACTTTGGAGCTTTTAAGCTTGGATCTGGTGCAGCAACTACAATTGGATACTGATTTGCTGTAATCTCATCAGCTGTTCTTAAAACTCTAAAAGGCACATCTTCGTTGGACCAGTAATAGGTGTGCATTGTAATTTCTTTTGATTCTGTATTAGCAGTTTCAGTATTGTCTACTGCTGAGTTTTGAATTTCTTCTGTCATAGTTAAATTCCTCCATAAAAAAATCCCTAGTCGTTTGACTAAGGATTAAAAATATTAAATTGGTGTATTAGTGTACTTATGCCATTGACCAGAGCCATTATAAAGCTTACGCCCATAAAGGTTATCTCCTTCGTACACAGTTTGATATTGAGTTTGACCATCAAGATTAGTTATCTTAAGGAACACGGTATGACGATAATCAGATACTACATTAACACCAATCTTATACGGGCCATTGTTAATGTAGCAATTAATAACCTTTAAAATTCCTGTCTCTTTATAAGCATTGAAGTCTACAGTTTGATTACTAATAGTTCCTGATGGACTCTCATAGTCAACGCGGTGTTGGAACATAGTTTGTTGCATGGTAAAGCCTTGCAATCTATCAGATAGATCCGTAACTCTATTCATCATAGCGAATTGATTCCATTGCGGATATGAATTAGTAGTTTTAGAAACAGTTCTTACAAAACGTTCAGGTCCCTGGTCAACAGTCTGATAAATGGTGTTGTCATCATATTTAATCACAGTTAAATAGTACCATCGTCTTGTAGTATCAGGCCATGGTCCATTGATAGTGGCACAATTACCGATCTTATAAATTCCTGTATCCAGATAAGGATCACTATTTAAATTGATAGCTGTATTCAATGCTTGATCTGTTGGATAGCGATAATCGGTATGATTTCTAACGTCTCGATGCGCATTAGCAAAATTAGCCAATACAGCTTGGTCAACAAAACATGGAGCATTAGCTTTCATAGTTACAAGACCATCAGGCTCGTTAGTTTCGATATTAAATCCTTTAACAATCTTTACATTTAAATCATCTTGATAAGCTATTTGATGCCATGCTGTAAAGCCATTAGCACCCCATGTTCTTATATAAGTTAAATACGAATTTGTATCGTATAAAGTTTGTTCTCCATTCCATTGATTAGCATTAACAATCAATGCGAACCAACTACCAACTGGTGCATTTTTAATGTTTTTTGTGCCTGATGCATTATAGAAACCTGGTTGCTTATAGTTGTTTAAATCAGCATTATCGTTAATATCATAAGCTTTAGTATGATTTAGTAGCCAATTAACGTGATATGCGGTCCAGTCACTATCAAAGGTACTAAGTCTGTATGATCCATCAGGCTGCTGGGCAATAGATTGGAAATTGTCAAATTTATTGCCATCCTTATCTAATGCTTGATTTCTAAACTTGATTTTATTTAAATTGTCATCAACATAGTTCTGATTTGCATATCGTCGCCATAACTTCCAAGTACCATCAACACATTGACGATAGTAAACAGCATCTTGGTGCTTGTCGTAGTACGTTTGTTCGATTATTGAATCATGAGCGTTATCGACTTTTAAAATGCCCCAATTTGCAGTAGGATAATTTCTTCCTTTATCAGTACTAGTAATCATATACGTTCCAGTAGAAGTTAGGGTGTTAAAATCAGGGGCATCTACTGGATCATGACGTCCGTCCAGTCTATCGAAATCGAGATAGCTTTGACACCAATCAGTAGCAATTGAACCTGATTCAAGCTTTAAGTTAGCAAAATATAACGAGTCCCCTGGAATACCTGCATCATCGTATTGTTGAATTCTCAAATTAATGTGGTAGTAATCTTCCGGTACTTTAAAGGTAATTTGATGCCTTCTCCATTTATTGTTTACGGCATCAGAGGTAGCAAGCGGAGCTCCACCATGATTATCAGTCCAATCACTATATAATCCTAAATGGAATACTGGTGAATCATCTCTACCATTTGTTCGAGCTAGAAAACTTAATGTGTATGTCCCTGCCGGTAAATACACGCCACCCGGAATAACAAGTGGAGCATTTTTAACTTTATCGCCCCATACATGAGCTATTTTTGTTTTAACTAAATTAATATTTGTGTCAGAGGACCACTGACTTTTAAGATCTATAGATATTCCATTGTGTGCATCACTGCCGCCATAATTTCCTGTACTAAAATCCTTCAAAGTAGCTGTATTAGGAAGTAAGTTTACACCACCACTGTTGTCTGTTCTTCTGGAAAAAGTAGTCCAATCAATCTGACCAAGACTTGTTCTTAATTGGTCAACCTTCTTTTGAACAGCGTCAGTTTTAGCATTCATATCTGGCAATTTGTTATTCATCAAGTCAGTCACTTCATTGATAATATTACCAAATTTAGTTGTTAAATCCTGAACAGTACTGTTTAAGCTGTTGGTTTTAACTTGCCATTCTTTAACAATTCGGCTGAACGTATCATCCCAAGAATGCTGTTTTGCATTCCAGTCTGCTTGGTCTTTATCAAGCACTTGCTTAGCATTGTCTTTAATTGCTTGAATGGTATCTTTAGCTTGCTTGTCAATGTTAGATTTATCAGTATTCCATTGACCCCAGATCTGGTTCTTGTTGTTCGACCAATCCTGATTAATGGCGTTTTTCTGATTGTTGTAGTCTTGTTGCCGTGCATTCTGTGCATTCCTAAATTGATTCTGAAAATCAGCACTCAAAGCATTGTACTGATTACGAAAGTTCTGCAACTCTTGATTTAATTGCTGTTCTGCTCTCTGCAATTCAGCTTTAAGTTCACCATCAGCTTGCCTAATTAAAGCTTCCATTTGTTGCTTTAATTTTTCAAGATCAGAAATATAAGTAGTGTTATAAACCGTACACTTTAATCCATCTCTCACTTCAATGTAGAAGTCAGCAGTCGAATCAAATTTAGCACCACTTGCTTTATCAATGATATCAAACCAGGCTGTACCTCTAGCTGAATGAACCTGATCATGCACTTGATAAGTAATGTGTCCAATTCTTGCATCTACAATTGTTACATTAGAGTCTGATACAAATTTATCGCCATCTTTATTTTCATTAAAAACCAGAGATTTATTTGTTAAATCATATGGTGTTCCGTCAGGATTAAGAATAAATGATTCTAGGATTTCTCCTTTATCACTATCTCTTACCTCCACGCGACTTAGATTGGTTGTCTGCTTGTTCGTGCTTAGCGTTACTGCTTGGAGCATTCTGTTCGCCTCCTTTCAACTGATCTCGCATTCTAATTTCATGTTGCAGTTCCTCAATCACAACATCTTTTCTGAAATTTAAAAGCTCTAAACGTGCAATTTCGTTTAGAGCTTTTGTTAAAACAGCATCATTATTCATTTATTTCACCTCGTGTCTAATGGATTCGGCCACCACGTTGTTGACGAATCCAAGCGATGTCGGAAGCATATAAGTATTGATTACCAATTTTTAATACTCCCCAGTTTTGGTCCCAATCAAGAGCAATTTTTTCTTTACCTGGTGCTGTGTGAGAAAAGCCATGGTCACCCGACATAACCGCAACTTTACCATCACCACCAATGGATCTAATGTAAGAATCGCCGTCTACTGTGATACCCTCCAGCTTAACACCTGTGATCGTACCACCAGTAATTCTTTCAGCAATTAGTCGACCTTGACTGTCTATGGCACTTCTAGCAACTCCATCGCGTCCAACGTATTCTAAGCCTTCAGCATTAAAACGGAGATATCCGCCACCATTACTTAAAGCTCTTAATTCAGTTGGCTTTTGCCAGTTAGGATAAGCGGTAATTTCTCCCCCGCCACCACTGGCAATCCAGTTGTGTACGTCTTGTACAGTCGTATTTATGGAAGTAATCATACTTTGTAATCGGTCATAGCTATCTCTCCAAGCTTGATCGTCAATACCAAGCTGCCTAGTTAATTTAAGCAATCCAGCCTTTTGATCTTGATCATTTTCTTCCATAACTTGCTTTAATTCCCCAAACAAGTGAGTTGCGCGTTTAGTAGCCATAGTTGTATTTTTTGCAACCATATTAGTTACAAAATTATTTAAAGCATGGTCATAACTAATAGGCAACTGACCTATTGTAATGCTGGTAGCAATTTCTCTAACAGGATCCCAAGTTATGGAAGTGCATTGAGCTTTTTCAAAAATTCCTACCTCATCGAATAACACACTCACATAATCATATAAGTCAACTTGAGTTAATTTTTGATACTCGCCTTGCATTTGCTCATATGAAACAGTAAGAGAAATATTTGGGTAACCGATCCTGTATTCTTTCATATAAGCTTTAGCAACTGCTAGCAGCTTATTTTTATCATTACCAATTCCATACGAAGATAAATCTACCGCTTGTACTCTCAAAGGTGCGTTAGTTACCCGTGCATATTCAGAAACTAGCACCGTTTCATCTAATTCTAAAGTTTGTTCTGATACCTCAGGCTCAGCATTCGAATCATCTTCACCTGGCGCTACATCTGTGGCATGAGCGAAACTAAAGAAATCTGAATTAATCCATTGATTGGTTCCAACTTCATAAAAGGTTTTACCTTGACTAGTTGACTGCGCTGTAATTCTTAGTAAACTACCTAAGCTATAGTATTTTCCGGTTGGATTTATACCACTTGGATCACTATATACGGGAACTTGTGCAGTTTGCTGAATATTAGCTTTTTCTGCATCATCTTCTTTATATTCAACTGTTCCAGGTTCCTTAAAACTAACATTATCGCCAGATTTAACCCAAAGCTGATGGCCATTCTGCTGACCAATGTGATACCACTTAGTGCCTCCAGAGTCAGTTGAAATATCATAAATCGGATATTGACCTTTATTATTCCAACCAATTACGTTTCCTGTTCCACCAGGACCCGACATCATTGTTACATTACCGTTAATACTTAAACGGCCATAGGCTTTTTGTGTTGCATAGTCCCCAATCTTTGATAAGACAAAATATTGAGATGAAATCCATTGCGTGTCTCGATTGCCCAAATTGTACCAAACAGTTCCATCGATATCTTTAGCCTTCCAATAAATCTTATAGCTCTTTCCGTTTGACAAGTATTGTCCGCTTTTACGACCACCAAACGGCGATGTATAAAGTGGAACTTGACCGGGGCCTGCGTATGAAACAGTCCCAACACCATCATTCTTAACAATTATGCCTTGAATGTCATCACCCACTTCAAGAGTCCCTTGAGCCGTAATCTTGTTGACAACATAGTTGCCTGATTTATCAAATGTAATTAAACTGGCTTCAACCCAACCACCTGTATCAGTCTTATACCATGTATCATTATTGAGCGTTTGCTTATCAGTCTTTGCAACAAACTTTAAATATTCGCCGTTCCTAATACTATTTACAGGTGTGTGTCCCTTATATGGGGTACTAAACAGGCTAATTGTACCGTTAGCCAAATATTGAACGGTTGCTTTTCCATCAAACGGTTCTCCGTCTGGCTGTGGTTGCTCTTCAGGAGAATAGGTAACGTACGGCATGATCGCATTGTAAGTGTCGCTAGTTGTTTCATCCCTAGTGATTGACTGCATATTACGACCATACTTAATCACTACTCCCTTATCTTTACCTGCATGTTTCAGCATTGTCAGATAATAGTTGTTAAACCTGAACTCTCCATTATATAAAGCTTCCATTGTGTTAGTGGTTTGATCCCCAGCTTGGTCAGCCCCAAAAATAGCTGCATTAGCATTACCTAGCTCTTTAAAGTTCCAGCCTAAGTTTGCAACGGTAGGAATATCACTAGCAAAACCTAACCCTGAAACAGGCCATGCCAAAGCATCGCTAATTAAATCAAATGCTCTATTCGGCCCAGCATGTGCTTCACTGATATCCTTTTTGAGAGGAATATTCGATAAATCAGACCAGACATGATTAGCAGTAATTGAAATTGAAGTCATACTCTTAGATACGTCTACAATTCTAAATTGTTGATTTCTTTCATCATCTTCTAGTCCCATATCAGCCACAATTACCATGCCCTCAGTTATGTCTTTGCTTAAAGATGCATTAATCGGATAAGTCATTGCTAAAGTAGGTATCTGATTTCTATTTTTAGTAATTGAAATAGTAAGTAAATCCTTAAGTGATCCCAGACCTTCAGTATTAAAGTCAGAAATATATGTTTCATAAAGTCGAGGAATCATACAATTGCTCGCCTCCATCTCGGTTGATATTCAAACTTAGAATAATTACCTGATAGTGAAATACTATTTTTACCGGGTATTAATTCAGGGTACTCATGATTCGGTAAGATTGCTCTACTAGTTCGCAATTCTGTCATTGATTTGTAAACCAAACATTTCTCACTATCTATAAATAATTCATTATCTGTATCTTTAAATTGATAAGCCAAACCATTAATCGTCAAAGTAAAGTCTCCATTACCTACGATATGAAAAATAGGGAGTGAATTCCATTTAGTAGGATTATAAACCGGATTACTTGGTACAGCTTGATACTTAATAGCTTCATCATTAATTAAGAAAGGTTTGCATGCTAAGCTCATAGTAACGTTAGCCCAAGTTTCATTAGTTGGAGTAACAACAGGGCTTTCACTTACAAAAGCTTCCCAGTGCCAGCCTTTAAACGGTTCAAAGTAAAATGGCTCATACTTTACAAATTTATCTTTGTAAGTCAACCAATCGCCAAAGTCCATGCCCCAAGTAAACCAATCTTTATAGAAAGTCGGGCGTTGAACAACAAAAGTAATTTGTTGAGTTATGTCTGTATAGTTCAAATTATCATTGATATATGAACCATTTACTCCCACAACTGACGTGAGTGAAACATTTCTTTTAGTAGTAGCTTGAACTAATGGATAAACTACCATAGCACCATAGTAATCAGAACCTGTTCCATGATAAATTAATCTACCTAATGACACTTATACCCTTCTTTCTATTAATTGAATTCAATCGCATTCTTGCATTTACAACTTCAGTAATCGAATTACCTAAAGCTTGTTTATCTACATTTATGCTAGTTTCAACGGTTGATGGTGATGTGAGAATAGCAGTTAGTAAATCGATAACCTTATCTAGCTTTTCTCCTAAGCCATCAGTATTAGTATTAATGGGTTGAATGTTATCTCTGGCGGCAACAATCGCAGCAGTCTTGCCAAGCAATTCGTAAGAACGACTAGATTTAACTGCTGATAATGGAATAGCCATTTCTGGTCCAGCTTCACCAAAGATAGAAGGCTGGTTAGCAATTCCACCATTTGCATATCTTGCATGGCCTGTAGGACCCCAGCCTGCTCCAAAGTGAATATCATTGCGCCAATTAGAATCATTGAATAAAGCAAGCAATTGATCCCAGCCATGATAAATATTTCCATGGCCTCTAACTTTATATGCATTAAAAGTTCTTATCTTATATTGCAATAATCCACGAGCTGGACCAGAACCGTCACCATCTGGATCAGCTCCTGGCTGTACAGCGCTAGGATTACCACCGGATTCACCAGCAATCATTGAAATAATCTTTCTGATTTCTGTTGGAGTAACTGAGGTATGCATTGTTTCAGCAGCCTTTTTAATGTCTTCGCCCCAACGATCAGCCCCTGTACCATTCGGATCTTTCTCATCGCCACCAAGACCAAACAAATCACCAATCTTGCTAATGAAACTAAAGAATCCTTTCAGTGGTTTCAACCCTTTAATAAATTTCTCTAAACCAGAGTTTGCTTTGACGTCTCCATCTCCACTCTCATTCTTTAAACCAGGAATACGGCGATAGCTTACTGCTCCTTCCTGGAAGTCTGATATCTTTGCCATACCTATACCAGAGCTTGGATTCATTGCCGACCAAATCTTTCCACCACCGGCATAAACACCAACGTGGTTACGACCTCCAGGTCCAAAGAATACTAAATCTCCGATTTGTGGATCTTTAACTGCACGTGAAGCTGAATACTGATCTCCAGAATAATGAGGAAAGCTTTTACCGAATGCTTTCTCTAAGGCATACTTAACTAATCCTGAACAGTCGAATGAATCTGGTCCTTCGGCACCCCATACATATGGTTTATCTTTACCATATTTTTCAACAGCACCTAGTAATCCTCCTTCTGCTTCACCATCAAGAGAACTAGATACCATATTCCAAAGAGTTTTCCAAAAGGCACTTACTTGTTTCTTACCTTTATCAAATCCTTTGGTAATCATGGTGTGGAAAGCTCCACGAGATAATCCCTTAACGCCAGTCCATTTAAAAATACCATCTAAGTATTTTTGTGGACCAGAGACAATCTTTTTAGCTAAGTCAAAGAACTTCTTCATGCCGTCCATGGTTTTCTTAGCCCATGAACCGATGCCACCAAAGAAGTTCCCTACATTCTTGCCAATATTGCTAAAGAATCCACCAATACCACCATTTGCAAAATGAGCAATCCCCATAGCATTCATTAAGTTCTTAGTATCAGTTGCATTAAGAATTTCATCACCAGGCATAAGCATTGTAGTAGTATTTCGACCTTGGAAAATACCAAATTCTCCAGTTGCTGGACGGTAAAGAGCTTCCTTATTGCCAGTTTCTGGTGAATCATTGCCATCATTAACCATTGCTAATGTTGGTTCAGTAATCGCACGTCTTTGAGAACTAAAATATCCAGTACCAGTAGCAAAGTGGGGGAGCTTTTTGACAGTAGAATGACCGCCACCGAAGAAGAAGATTACATCGTTAACGGCACCAATACCGCCATTAACAATGTCAATTAACCCATTCATGGCATTCTTACCAAGCTTTTGCATTGACTTCCACATGTCAGAAAAAATATTCTGAATACCTTTGCCTAAGTTAGACCAGCCTGTTCGCCATTTTCTATTAAAGCCATCAAACCAGGAATGCATATTACTTCCCCACTTTGAAGCGTTTGACTTCATATCTGACCATTTTTTAGCTGTATCACGCTTAATTGAATCCCATTTATCAGCAAAATTATGGGCTATTTTATGCAATTGATCTCCAGTAGTCTGTTTTAAAGCATCTAACATATTTCCATGGCTCTTCTTTAAGTTCTTTTGGAAATCATTAGAAATATCAGTTACATAACTATGATGTTTCAACCACTCTTTGCCTGATTTATCACTATAATTTTTATCTTGTCCTAAAAGTTTTTTCGTGCCTTCACTAGCTATTTTTCTGGAGTTTGTCCAAAAATCTCCCACTGACTTATGAAGATTATTCCAATGAGAATCCCATGTCTTTTTTGCATTCTTAGACCAAGATTTAAAGCTTTTTTGTAAAGACTTAGTCCCTTTATCATAATTTTTCTTGGTGTTCTTAGACCATTTGGAAACAGCTTTTTGAGTATTTTTCCAATGATTATTCCAAGATTTACCAAAATCTTTAGTCCATTTCTTAGTCTTCTTTTGAATATCTTTATAAGCGGTTTGGAATAACTTACCATTTTGAAAAGCTTTAACGTACTTGTTCTTAGATAACTTCTTAAAGGTATCGCCAAAATTCTTGTAAAACTTCTTAAAGAAGTTGTGACCATTTTTCAGAAAAGTATCGTACCCCTTCTTAATGTTGGGTCCAAGTTTCTTTATAAAGTTCTGTGAGTTTTTAACTGTTTTATCTAAGTTTTTCTTAGAATCTTTACCAAATTTTTCAAAGCCTTTACCAACTTTTTTCCAGTAATCATTCCAAGCTTTTTGCTGTTTCTTTCGGTTTTGTTCTCTAAGCTTATCAATTTTTTGCCATTCTTTTTGAGATTTTTGGTTAGACTTTTTAATGCCTTTCCACCAAGAATCAATGCCCTTGCTCATCTTGCCGAAAGCATCTTTAGTAGACCAGCCTAAGTTTTCAAGCGACCAGAAATTTTTAGGCGGCTTTTTAGATTTCCAACCATTCAAAAATTCTTTGGTTGCTTTACCACCCCAACCGCCGGCAATCTTACCAATTTGTGAACCGATTGCTGCACCAGCAGGACCACCAAAGAAAAGACCAATACCGCCACCAATTGCAGAACCTACTCCTTTTCCTGCATCTTGGTACTGCTTCAATGATCCTTTCTTATCTTTGAATGCAGATAGGATAGATGAACCAGCATCTAAAGCAACACCTACACCTGCTACACCAGTAGCAACTTTACCAGCTGTTGACAAGCCACCAAATCCACTAGCAGATTTTAAAGATTGAAATGCACCGCCAAAAGATTTACCAGATAGTGCGTTTTTAGCGCCTGAGCCTATCTTGGCGAAAACATCTTTGAACAAGGACCACATCTTTGAAGCTGTGGATTTTGCAACACTTGCAATCCTTTTAAACCCAGAGCTAATTTTAGAAAATGCTGTTTTAGCTCCCGAGCCTATCTTGGCAAGTACTCTTTCTGGTCCTTTTAGTTCCTTAATTGTATCTAAGCCCTTAAAGCCTGCATGAAGAGCTTTAACTCCTTTATAAGCTCCATAGCTTCCTTTTGCTATCGCTGAAATTCCACTAACAACAGGTTTGAATGTTTTAATTGCTGCAATAGCAATAATTGCCTTAGAAATCCATTGAATCGCTTCTTTATTTTTAGCTAAATTATCTAATACCACTCTTAATTGTTTCAGAGGGTCTTTAGACTTTAAAGCATTCTTACTAGTTAAACCAAATGCTTCAGCAATATCAACAATTATTTTAGAAAGAGTCTTCCAAGTATCTATTGCAATATCTTTGGTAATGGACATAAGATCAGACCCAATACCTACAATATCGCCTTTATGCTTGGCAATGTAGCCTAATGCTTGCATTCCAAGTTTAGCAACTTTTTGAATTGCTACACCAAGCATTTCAGCACCATCTTGTACTGGCTTTGACTGCATTAAGTCAGCTAACTGTTGCATTCCTGATGTCTTCGCATCAAATAATGGTTGGGCCATTTTAGCTTTTAATGAATTCCAAGAGTCCTGCATTGATTTTGCAGCTCCGCCTTGGGTTTTTCTAAAAGCTTCAAAAGCCTTACCACCATCTTGACCAGCTTTTTCAACTAACTCTTCAAATTGTTTAGTTGACATTTTGCCAGAAGCAACCATCTTACCAAATGCTTCTTCTGACATTCCAGCTGCTTTAGACAAAGCCGCACCTAATCCCGGCGCTTGCTTACTCATTCTTTGCCATTGCATTGCTGAAACTTTAGAGCCACTAAGAGCCCTAGCCATCGCACTTGATAGCCCAACCATTTCGCCGGAAGTCATCTTAGTCGCATCCCCAATGGTTGCAATACTTTTAGACAAAGCTAAAGTATGCGACAAATTACCATTAGTTAAACGATTCATATTTAACTGTAGCTGATGAACTTCGTCCCCAGTCATTGCAGTATTAGACTTCAAATAGCCCATTTGATCTACTAAGATCTGAGTATCATTTTTATTTTTACCTAATCCAGCCCACTGTGCTCGAACTTTACCAATTACACCATCAAGCTGCATCCCTGATGTAATAGTTGATTTTAGTCCAGAAGTTAATGAACTAAAACCTGAAGAAACAGCATTACTTAAAAGGTTTGCACTAAAAATCTTTTTAAACAAAGAATGCGTCTGTTTAGCTTTTCCATTGACTCCAGTAATTTTAGATTTAAATCGATCAAAAATTGATGGATTAGCCTTCTTCATCTCTGAAGATAAGCCAGACATTTCAGATTTAGTTTTAGCTAAGCTTGTGGCCGTTTCATCTACACGTACTTTCTGACGTCTATATGCTTCACTAGATTTACCAGCCTCCGAAGCAATCTTAGATAATTCATTAGCTTGGATCTTATAAACTTGATTTAGTTTGTCGTATTCACGCGATAAGCCTGATAATTTAGCCTTATTTGCTTCTTCGTGCTTGCCTTCTGCTTCAAGTCTTCCAACATAAGCATTACTTGACTCGGTAATTTTTCTAAGTTCGCTTTGTGCACTTGCTAATCCTGACTTGTAGTAATCAAGTGAGTTACGAGCTTTTTCTTGTTGCTGACTTAATTTAGCAATTCTAGTAGTGGCGTTCGCCACATTACGTTCAGCAGTAGCAATTTCTTTAGAATATCGTTCGTATTCATTACGCCCTTTTTCTGTAGATGTATCAACTTTAGCTTGCGCTTCTTTTAAGCTATTTAATTCAGATTTATTCCGTTCTAATAAAGATTGTTGTTTCTTTAAAGTGTCGCCTAATCCTTCATATTTAGCTTTAGCAGCGCCTAGTTGATCTCCTGCTGTTTTCAGTTCTGCAACTTGCGCCTTCCATGCACTAGTAGCAGACGAGACTTCATTCTTTAAAGACTTAAGCGTTTGAATTGGTTGTTCACCGTCTAAAGAAATACGGGTATTAAAAGTTCCAACTGGAATTTTACCTGCCATTATTTACCTCCTTTCTAGTTTTACCTTGTGCTAATTGACCCAAAGCCCATTCGCTCGCATCTACAGGGCGGTCCTTACGACTTTGGGCTTCCATAATCTGTGCCCAACGGTCTGTATCAAATGCCTCTATTTCATGTGGTGATACATGACCGTTAACAATTGCATCTTGTTCTGTGTAATCAATATCTTCGACAAATTCCGACCAAAATTTATTTACTTCCCACGGTGTCGCTTTTCTTATCTGATTCGGAAGCCTCCGTGTCTTCCTTAATATCAAGAATTGCAAATGTTAAGCGCTTAGCCACTTCTGCAATGGCATCTGTACTCAAGTCATTGTCTTCAAACTTCTTTTTCTTTGCTTTTGTATTAATACCAGCTAAATCCTCAATAAAAGCTAAGTATTTTTCTGTGATTTTAAGTTCAGTTTCAGAAGTTAAAGTAACTTGATTTACTTGCGGTGAAATTGCTAAAGCAACTGATTCAATTCTCATATCCCAATAATCCGGATCAGTTGAACCAAAACCTGTTCCGTACTTATCTTCTAGCCGTTCTAGTGTACGTTCATCTTCTGATTTAGATTTATCAAGTTTTTGTAAAGCATTCATATCTCTAACTGCACTAGAGAAATCTCTTTGTGCATCTAATTGAATTTGAGAGATATCTTGATTAAGCTGACCCGCCTTTCTTTTCATGCCAAAACTATGGTCCACTTCAATTGGTTTTAGCCCTAACTCTTTGGCTTCAACAGTTATTTGTGTCATCTAAAAAATCCTTTCATATAAAATAAACAGGATTCAAACCTGTTTCATTTTTACCTACCTCTCCCACCCTGCTTTCACTACTTAGAAGGTGCTGGAGTTGGGGTTGATGTTTGTTGGAAGCCATTAACGATATATGCCAACATTGCTTCTTCGCTCTTCCAAGCTGGATCACGATCGGGATCGCCAACAAAAATTTGATAAAGTAAATTATCTGTCGGACGAGCTTGTGGGGTAACAGTAAATGTATCATGAACAGTCACTGGACTAGCTGCATCAGTTTGCATGTTTACACCAGTACCAGGTGTAAATGTACAGTAAGGGAATGCATAGTATACTGGAAAACCATGGTTCTCAGAGATCGCAATATAAGCACCCTTAAACAAACGTTTATCTGCGCGCTTATAACCACCATGAGCTTCATCTTTATACATACCTTGCAATAATGAACTAATATCAAAAGGCATATCATTTACTGCTAACGTTGCAGAAATATTTTCAATACCAACTTCACTTTCAGCAATCGTGTTTGATCCGTAAACCTTTTGAATAGTTGGATTTAATCCAGTGATATTGCTTTGAGTCGTACCTTTAGCAGTTTGTAAATCTGCTTGAAAAACACCTTGATCTTTATAGCGACCATACTTCTTAAATTCATCAACGCTCTTTAATTTTGCGTTATCGTCTTCAGGAGCAATTAATGCTCTTGCAAAACCGTTTAATTCCATTAGGTTAATTTCCTTTCATAATTACGTAAAAAATGAAGAGTGAGCATACTTTCTCCTGTTTCTGGATCAAAACCTTCATCAGGTCCATACGTCACTCTCCACTTGGGCACTAAAAAAGACACAATCGCATTTTTGATTGTGTCTAAATTAGCTGTTTTATTTTCATTCCCAATAAATACTTGAACTTCTATTTCTTGAACTTCCACAGTGGGAACATTTGAACCATAACCGCTATAACTTCCGATAACTGAAGTAATTAGCAGATCAGTCTTCTTAGTATTAAACTCCCCAGTTATTCGCTTCTTAAAATAGCGATCAACTCCAGGAACTTTCTTAAATAATGCTTGATAAGCATCATTAATGGCTGTCATGGTTCATCACTTCCTTGTATGCTTTCAATTCTGCCTCTTCAACTGCTCTCTTAGCTCCTTGTTGAGCCTTGTCGACAAAGTGCATATTAGCTAATTCCTTATCAGACATCTTATGCTTACCATTGTTAATAATTTTAGCTAAAAAATCATAGTACTTGCCTTCAAAGCCCACATCGGTATCGCCCGTATGCAATTTATCAGCAGTATAGCCAGATTTATATGTAATGCTTTCCTGTAAGTGTTTAGTCTTTCGATGCCGATTATGATGTTTGGCATTGGCATGACCAGCAGAGCGTCCTCTTCTATAGATCTCATTACTTCGTGGCGTGTGGTCGTGCAATACCTTACTAAACGCTTCAGCACCTGCACCAGTTATCTTAGCTTTATCAGCTGGCGATAATTGCATCCCTTTATCTACTGAATCAATCCAGTTTTCTAAAAATTCTCCCATATCTTTAGCCATGTTCATTCACTTGTTTCACGGTAACTAAGTCATAGCTGGTCGGGTAATTTCGTTCATCTGGATTAATATGGATTACTTCGTACAAAGTTCCATCAATCTTAGCTCTAGAAACTTGATCCCAGAAACTATCTAAACGATGGCGAACCGCATATATTCTCTGATCGGCTAAATTAAGCCCCTGTGCTTGAATAATTTGTGCTGTGTTCAAAGTATAAGGAATTGCTAAAGTCGTCCACAGAACAGTTAATGATGGCTTGGGGTTATCGTTTTGGTCGTACTCTGGTTCATCAGATTCTTTTCCAAACTCAATCCTCTGAGTCTGACGACTGGGATTTAGTATTCTGACCATCTTGATCCTCCAATTCTTTAGCATATCTGCCTCTTAATTGACCAATAATGGCATTCGTCACTATATCAACATTAACTACAGCACCAGAAGTAATACTTACTGGATTCTGCACATAAGAAGCAGCTAAAGCATTACAAACTAACGTATATAGTGGTTTATTTTCTTCAGAAATATAGAAGTCCTTGACATCAGTACCGATTGCATGCTGAACATAACTTTCAGCAGCAATTAAAGCGTTTGACATCCTATTCTTTAAACCAGCGTCTAAAGAATCGTCTTCATCAAGATATCCTAATGACCTCTTAAGGCCATCAGTAATCTTAAGATAAGCGGTCATTAAGAATCACCTCTAACTATTTAGGAGTGGTTTGCTTATCAGTATCAGCAGTACCTTTAGCTTGATCTGCAACAGTCTTAAATGAAGCAGCTGCGAAAGCTCCATCGTCGATTAATTGAACATCGAAACGATCAATAAAGCGAAGCTTAGTAGTATCAGTTTCAAATGAACCTGCACCAGTATTAGTAGTGTCAATTTGCATTTGTTGACGATCGAACAAAGTAATTCCTTGCTTTAAATCACCAAAGTATAGAGGGTGAGAACCTGATACATCTGGCAACCACTTATCAGCAATACGAGTAACTGGTTTACCATCAATTAAATACTTATCAGGATTAGTTACGTCTGGTTGCATTAAGTAGCGACCATTAGCGTCTTTTAATTTACTTAACAGATTATAGCCTGATTGGTTAGTTACAAAGCTTGATGTGGCTTCAATTGCTGGATCTAGAGTATTATTTTCTAAATCTTTAACATCATCAAATTTAGAAATAGTTGGTTTCCTAGGTGCCTTTCCCATAACTTCAAGAATTTTTGCATTACGAGTAACTACATCTTTTTTAGCAGCCCAATTAGTCAACCATTGAATAATGTTATCTACAGTATCCTTTAAAAGCGTATTAGTAACAGTAGTGATTCCTGCATAACGATGAATTAAGTACTTAACTACTGTTAATTCAGGATCATCATTATTACCAATAGTTGCTGATTCATCATCTAAGTCCTTCAATGGAGTAATATCGTTTAATTTTTCATAAACGCGAGATCCGCTTGAAGTAGCTACATTTTCAACATTAACTAAGCTTTCTAAAGACACAAATGAACGAGTTAAAGTTCTAATCTGCAATTGAATATCTTCAGGAATAGTTAACCCAGCATTGCCAGCACCAGTAGTACCAGATGAAACCAAATTCTTAAAGTCAGAAACAAATTGATTCTTAATTGCTTCAATATCTGGCTTCTTATTTTCTTTAACCGGAATTGGTTTTTTATTAACTGGTTCAGCATTCAAGTTAGCTCTAGCGTCTTCATAAGCTGACTTAGCTAATTCTTGAGCTACCTTAGCATTCTTTAAGCTTTCATTTAACTTGGTAACTTCATCTACAGAGTGAGAAGATTCATCTTTACCAAGATCAACAACGATTTGTGCGCGTTTATCTTCTAAGTCTTGTACCTTTTGACCTGCCATATCAAACGCGTCTTTTAATTGATTGATATTCATTAATCTTAATTTTCCTTTCCAAATAAAATAGCCAGCTTCTTTTGAAGTTGGCCATCATTCTTTTTATTTTCTTTCGGTAGAGGTTTAACGACATTCTTGGTCGATTGATTATGAAGTAAGTTTTTGATCTTATTAATCATATCCGGCTTAACTGATAGTGAACCATCTGCATTTACTAAAGCAGGTTGTTTACTATCTTGAAACATAATTTCGTCCGCAAAGCCTTTATCTACTGCCTGCTTAGCATTCATCCAAGTAGTATTACACATTAATCTGTAAATTTCTTGCTTATCCAAACCAGTGCGTTGACTATATAGATCAACAAACGACTTATCAAGTGAATCTAAAGCATTTAACGCACTAGATAAATCATCGCTGTTACCCATAGAAATTGTAGAAGCTCTATGGATCATCATTTGAGCAGTTGGAGACATTTCTACATGGTCAGCAGCAAGTGCAATCCATGAAGCAGCAGAACAAGCTTGACCAGTAATTTTAGCTGTAACATTGCCCTGATATTCCTTAAGTGCAGTATAAATTTCACTTCCTGCGTCCACATAGCCACCAGGAGAGTTAATTTCAAGTGTTACGTCTGATCCACCAGCGTCATTTAAAGCCTGCTTAATAGCCTTAGGATTAATGCTCTCATAGCCTAAATAATCATAGACGTCAGCATAATCACTCGGAATCACTTCCCCGTTCATCGGAATTGTTACCATCGTTCTCACCTCCCTCTTGTTGAATTAATTGAATTGCTTGTTGCGGTTTCTTTTCTGGATCTGGTAGATCATTAGGCAAATAACCAGAGTTTTGCAAGATAAAGCGCGCTTGATTCCCCGCAATCGTTCCACCTTTTACCAAGTTTGAAATGGTACTTGCATACTGATCTCCCATTGCATCAATTGCAAAACGAATATCAGCCGAAATATTAGCATGGAGCTTATCATTTAATTCACTAACGATTGCTTGTACATAGCGATTTAATGATTTAGCATATTGACCACCTATTTGAGTAATTGATGATTGCTGGTCACCTTGCCCGTTTAAATAACTATCTGGCACGCCATAAACTTTTGCAATTTGATCTCTAGTCCAGTCTACTTGATTAAGTAAACTAGCAATATTTCCTTTCATTTCCAATGGTTTGTAATTTTCTAATGCATCAATTACAACAGGACCATCAGAATTATTAATTTGCTTCGAAATTTCTTTTGATCTAGCAATTCTAGTTTCAGAATCAAGTAAACCACCATGTTGAATACTTAAAACCGCACTTGCAGTTACTGATTGTTTTAATGCCTTTAAAGTTAGCGCATTTGAAGCATCTTTAATTTGCTGTTCATTGATTAGTGCAGATAATGGAGAAATACCCGTCTTCCCGCCATTTTTAGAAAGCAAACGAATATGAATAACATCAGAAGCAGGTACATTTTCCATATATCCAATAGCTGGTTCATCAAAGTTAATGTTATAGATCAGTCCTGAACCATCTTGGAGAAGCATTGGTTGAACTTGTGACGGCCTTAAATACTCCCACGAAAGATCAACACCATTAGTATTCTTGTGTCGGTATGCGTAACAATTCCCATCTAATAAGAGTTGAGCAAACATTCCTTGCCAGAAACTATAGCCATTAGTGGTTACGCTCGGATTGCTAATAATTGATTGAGATCTATCAGAATCAGCCGTATAGCGAACCATGGCTAAATCTCCTGATAATTGCATAATCAGAGAAAAAATATCAGAGTTCTTTAATGCGGTATCAGCAGAAACATATTTCTGTGCTTCTCCACCTGTTAGAAAAGTTACCCAGTCAGGATCATTTAAAGAAAAGCTTTGAGAGTGAGATTTATTTAGTTTAAGCAGAGGCATTATTTACCACCTCCTTTCTCACCGCCTGCTGCGATAAGCTCTACTAAATAGCCTGAAATTAAAAAGGCTACACCGCCAACGATGTAACCCAATGGTTCATTAATTTTAAAAGCTCCAAAAGTAATTCCCGCAAGTCCCGTAAAGTAGAAAATCACATCAATATACTTCCACAGTTGCTGTTTTAATTTAGTAACCAGTGTTCTCACCTCCTAATAATCCTGATTTTGGGTTCTTAAACCAATCCAATACCTGTTGTTCTGTCATTCTATCTATTTCAGTATCTTTATTGTTTAAGTCAGCATTTTCATCGAAGTAGTACATTCCTTGAAATAGTGCATCAATTAAAGCATCGACAACATCAATCTTTAAAGTGGCTTTATCCTTGTCAACTTGAATACCAATTTTATCAGCCTTAACTATCGCATTAAGTAAAGCCTTTTGCATGATTGGATCATTAGGAATAGATACTTTATGAGTAACAAAAAGTTCCTGTAAAAACTTAGTAGGATTTGCAAGAGCTGACGTTCTTTGCTGAATGTCCATAATGTACCAGTCGGTATTTACATTAAGAGATTCTGTTATGTTCTTGACTTGATATGATCCAAAGCGGTCATAGCCAAAGAATTTAACTTTCAATTGGTGTTCTTCAACATAGCTTAGCAACCATCTATAAATCTGTTCTGGATTAATAATGCCTTGTTGATGTGCTGTAATCGTGCAATATTCAGGATAATTACGGTAGGCAAGTCCATCTTGCTTTTCTTTAGCTTCAATTGATCCTGCATGTTGCCAAGGGATAAAACTATGCTGTTCTAAATGGAATTTTCTATCTCCATAAGGATAAACAAAACCTAGTGCTGTGTTATCTGAAAACATAGAGTAGTCAAAGCCGATAAATACTTCTCGACCATCAATCTTAAAATCATTATCTACAGCGTCCTCAACGTCTCTTAAATTTAAATAGCTATCAGTTGATTGTTTTAGCCATAAATTGAGGTTTTTAGTTTGAAAGTCTGAAATATTACCAGTTAGCAAATCGCTATCACGCTTGTCTTTTAAGCCTTTCATCAAGCCGTCGTGTTGATCCGGTAAATCTAAGAGGGGATTGGACTTAACCCATGTTTCAGGCTTGTAAGTTTCATCTAAGCTATCTTGTGACCAAATTAATCCTAGATAGCTATCTGCATCCCTTTTCCAATCCTGCTCCATTGCTTGAATAACCATTTTTTGATCTTGATGGAATGGAACTGTGGGATCAGGATAAGAAGTAGAAATTTGGATAAATTGATGATTTGGAACTTTAACCTGGCCAGAAATGATCTTGCTCACAGTTTCCCGTGATTTAACTTCACCAATTTCATCAAAAATGGCTGTTCTAAAGTGATAAGAGTCATATTGCCCCGCTTCAAGACTAATTGCACGCAGAACATTATTATTTTTCTTCATAATAATTTGATCTGATTGAATATATAGATTTACTTCATTCGCATAGCTTTTAAAAGGCTCAATCTGAATAATCTTTCTCATCATTGAAGCGACGTATCCGAATAACTTCATAGTTTGTTTAAAATTGATTGAAGCAACTAAGTAGTCTTGATTTGATAGCCCCACACTTTCAATCAAAAAAGAGTAGCAAACCAAGATTGCCATTTGATAAGTTTTACCTTGACCACGAGACACAGAATCAATAACACGAGTAAAACGTTTATTATTATCTTCATCTCTCCAACCAAACATAAGAGCAAAAGTGAACTCTTGCCATTCCATTAATTTAGTTGGTTCTCCTGTATCAACGTTAGGACAGATTCTAGCAAAGGTTAGCAAATTGTTAGCCTCTTTTACATCGTAGTGATATGGAAAATCTGATTGACCTTGTCTTTTGAGATCCATTAAATGCCGAAAACATGCAAGTTTTATCCTATATCCAGCTATTTTTGTGCCATTTAAAACAGAAAAAGCGTATAAAGTTGCGGGATCAGTATATTTTGATTTAATATCTGACCAATCAATGCTTTTAAAAGCACCGATTACGTCATGAGTTTGTGTTAGATCAATTTTCAAGGTGCTACCTCTTTTCACTTTTAATTTGAATTAATTGCTGATATAATACTTGTACAAGATATTGTACAGAGGAGAATTATTATGCAAGCAGAAGCTTATTCAAACGTTAGAAATAACCTTAAATCATTCATGAAGCAAGTAAACGATAATTCTGAAGCAATAATTATTACTTCTAGAAACAGTGAAGATAATTCTGTTCTCATCAGCAAAGCAGATTATGATAACCTTGTCGAAAATGCATATATTAGAAGCTCCACAGCTAATATGGATCACATTTTAAAATCATTGAAGCAATTAAAAAACGGCAAAGGCAAGGAGCATAATTGGGAATAATGAATGTAATTTGGTCAGATGAATCATGGGACGACTTTGAATATTGGCTAGACAATGATAAGCGAAATGTCAAAAAGATACGCAAATTAATAAAAGATACTAAAAGACATCCCTTTGATGGAATTGGTAAACCTGAACCACTTCACGATAATTTATCAGGATTGTGGTCCAGAAGAATTACAGACGAGCATCGTTTCGTTTACTATGTAGAAAATAATAGTTTGTACATTGTATCAGCAAGATTTCATTATTCTAATGATTAGAGCGCTCGGTCTGACAAGAGCGAGCGCTCTTGCCTTGGCGTTACGACTTGATTGCGACGATGATTAATAGTAAGATAATTAAAAGAAGAATTAATTCAATCATGGTCAATCACCTCCGTAGAGTGTGCATTAATCACAGCTTGCTGTGATACACTCGGAAGAGGTTGATTGACCTTTTCTATTTGCTGAGTTTCGCCAAGGCAAGAATTCCATCCCGAAGGGATGCATAATAAAAGCGTTCGATAAAGAATCGAACGCTATTTTTATTACTTAAAAATTTTTGTGCCTTTTTTAACATTGCATTCTCTACATGCTAATTTCACATTGCTCCATGTATTCGTCCCACCTTTTGAAATAGGAACAACATGTTCAATTGTGGGGGCATCTGGACGATTATACTTATCATTTAATATCAAATGTTTTCCGCAGATGTAGCATTTACCATTATCGCGCTTATATAATTTGGCTAATGTTATGTCTTCATATTTTCCATTTTTCTTAGCTAAGTTAAATCGATAATCCTTTTTAACTTGTTTTTTGTGATTTTGATATTTCTTGCTACATAGCGATGAACAACATACTTTTAAATTATGTCTATTATTAACGGTAAAATAATTGCCACACCATTTACACTTACGTGGATAAAAAGTAATTGGCGAAATACAGCTTGTTAAATTTAAATAATGTTTATAGCCTTGTTCATCATCTGGATAAATCGAAATAAACATACTATTTTTATTGCAAATACTACATTGCCAGTCTTTTTTGCGTAATTTATTAGACCAAATGTAATATCTAAAACCTGTTAATTTGCATTTTATTAAGACCTTAAAGTTATATGATCCCCTATGAGTCCGTGGCTTATAACCACTAATGTATTTTATGTCTGGGTGACTCAGTTCAAGGTTTTCTATATATTTCTGTTCCCCACGACGTAATTTGTTATTTCTATTTAAAATGGCACCACATTTTCTTGAACAAGTTTGTTGGTGTTTCCTACCTTTAAATTTCTTGTTACAAATAGCACAAATTTTCTCAGCCATTATTTTCTTTCTCCAAAGAATTTTTGAATTTCCGATGAAACATCTTTTTTCTTTTCTTTCTTTTCAGGCTTTTTCAAATTAATTAAATCATTTCGGCTTTTTGGACTTAATCCTAATTCTTTTCCCATAGTATTAAGTTGATTTATAGCGTCTTTCATATTTTGAACAGCTGGATTTTTTGCATAACCAGTAAAATCACGAGCTACGATTGAACCATCTACAGGTGAAAGTGTAGTTTTATATTTTTCTTTTTGCTGGCCATCTTTTTTTACCAATTCATAAGCAGTTCTAAAAGTATCATAAGCAACACAATAGCGTGCAACAAGATATTCATCGGCTTTTTTTATTTCTCTATTCTTATTCAAAAAAGGTACAATTTCCTTCCACATTTCTGAGCCCAAATCACTTAAATAGTTTGGCGGAGTTGGAGGGAGCTTTGTACTTTTTCGAACTGATTTAACCATATCTGACCCCCCCTATTAAAAACTTTTTGGTATTTTTTACTTTTTTACGTAAGACAACGCTGATTGTGCGGCTCTTATCATAGCGATATACCCGCGGGCTAAATTTTAAATATATTCTAGTATGGATTACACATCAAAAAAATAATCGTCTCAGATCGCAGTTATTTGCCATCTCGCGCATTCATCAATTTATTAATTAATTTGGTATCCGTAATGGCTGGTACATCTTTCAATTCATTGTGTAAACCAGTTCCATAGTATCGTTGTTCCCATCGTGTTTTCTTTGCGTGGCAGTCTCTGCAACATGTTACAAGATTATTGATATCTCTCATCTTGCTTTGATCCCATTCAATTGGAATGATATGATCAACAATGTTTCCAGGATTTGTTCCACAATATTTGCACAAGCTGAAGTCGCGCTGAAAAACGAGAGCACGAAGCGACTGCCACTCACGCGAGTGGTAGAACTTATTCTGCTCTGACTTAACAGAGTTGCGATAGCGAGTGACATGATTGTAGTGCCAAGTAGTAGCTCGTGATGATTGACGTTTACGATACTTCTCGCGTTCTGCTCTATACTCTGCTTCATACTTAATGTGCTTAGCACAATAGTAATTAGGCATAATAGCAAAGGCATGACAGCCTTGATACTTGCAACGTCTAACTCTTGGCATGCTATTACCTCCACAACTCTAGAGCATAATAAAAGAGTTCACCGTTTCCATGAGTGAACTCTTCAAGTAGATATCGTTAAGCGGATGAGACTGACCGTCAGTCTCGGATAAGACCTAACTATCGTGCAAACTAAATATTGACAAAAAATAAATAATAAAAGCTTAGCGATACCCTATAACCAGTAACGGAGTCGAACCGTTACTAGCCTTACATATTTGTATTTAAGGAGTGGTGTGAGCATTGCTCTTATTTCGAATTAACTCACAATACTACTATAGCTTATATTCCAGCCGTTCAACCATCACTATTATTTCGCTAGATTGTCGGTATTATTCCGGTCTTTTTTATATCGATGCAAATCTATTATTGGTGAACAAGCCATGTATCTTTGCCAATGATCGAAGCTATCGGCAAAGAATAGCTGTGCTCTACGTCTTAGTACATTATATTGAGTATGACCATATCTAATTGCATCAGCTACTTGCCAACCCTCCATTTGATAAATGTAGAGATCGCGCATTATTATTTTTGACATTTCAGGTAGGTGGTAAATGGTGTGATGGATTGCTCTTACCTCTGCCTCAGCGTTAAGACCATGAATGATATTTACTTCTGCATGATTAGTTCCACTGGAATGACCAGGTGCTAGAGATAAGCTAGGAGAACGTAAGTCAGTAAGATTACGACCAGCCATTAGAATTAATCTTTCTAAATCATCAGTTAAGAATTCATCAACTCTATCGCACGTCTTATCGCAATCTAATTCTCTAAATAATAAACTCACATTCCCACTCCTCAAATTTACTGTTATTTTCAATACCTCATTTCTATATTTTAATACATATAACAGTTAAAAGGTATGGGTATAAGTAGACTAAAATTGCTTGTAAGTCCTGATATCATAAGAATCTTTAACTCGTTCTGTACCGTGCCCATCGATCATGTGTGAACCTAACGGTATCTGTTCCCAATGGAATTTTTTGAGATGATAAGCTTTATGGCGTCTATCACAAAGATAATCAATTGCACCAGCAGTAGTAGGTATTTTAAAAGCCTTACGTAGTGCATTTAAATCTGTATAGAACTTGCCATCAATTAAATAGTTATAGTGAGGTACAATCGGAATTCTTGCTTCTCTACGAAAAATTTCAATAACTGACGCTGCAAACTCTGTTTCAGCAGAGATTTCCCACTTATCAAATCCTCGTTCAAGAAGCTTAATACAATTAGCTCGTCTATCTTCAAACGTTCCAGAAGCCAGCTCATGAAGCTTAGTAAGCTGTGGGCTATCCATATCAAAACGATTAATTGATCCACTTTTTTCCAGTTTGTGTAAATAATCATAGAACTCTACAGAAAGCGTCATGCAATCCCTCCTTCATAGTCATTAAATCCGTATCCTACTAAACCGCTATTAATAATCATTAAAGCATCATCTACACTGCGAGCAATGCCATGAATTATGTTATGAGATGTAAGCATGTGATGAAAACGTATCTGATCTTCTCTTGGTTTACCAGTTGCATTCTTAACCTCAATATAGAATGCCTTACCATCAATCCATCTAAAACCGGACAAGTCGGGAAATCCAGAAGGTAATCCAGTAGAAAAGAAACGCCCATCTGGTGTTCTCATCTTTCCAACATTTGCACGAAACACTGTGCAACCATGCTTAGATAATTCAATTTGTATCTTAGATTGAATACTATGCTCTGATTCAGACATTGGTTTCACCTGCTTTAATATAATTAACAATAATTCGCATAGCTTCCTCATGACGTTCAATATTATCAACTACTGAATTGTTGAAATTAGTTTGTGCATCAATAATTCTAGAAATTGTCTTATAATACTCATCAATTTCACGTAAAGCTTGCTTGCTGAGACGTTGTGATTTCTTTTGTAAATAATTGTTATAAAGGCAAAGTACAATAACCGTCAAAGGTCCAATTGTGTTAATGATCGTCCAAATCAATGTCAGCCTCCTGAGCCATAATAATGTCTCTTGCCTGCATATAGACTTTACGACAGTTTTTAGGTTTTCGATCAATGATGTAAGAATTAGATCCGTAAGTTATTTCTCTATCAAGATCATAGAAAGAATCGTCATCATAAACGTAAACGTTGATTGCTGCAATTTCATTAAGCATTCGCATACTCAAAACTGAAGCAGCATCAGGACTATAGAGAATCAAGGGCTCGTCTTTCTCAAAATGTCTCAAAGTAATAATTGAGTTAATTCTATTCATAATGTTTCTCCAATACATCTGCAACCATAGTAGTTAATTGTTTGTAACCATGTTTCTTTTGATCTTCCTTTAATTGCTTAATGGTAAATTTCTTAATAGGCATATTGGTTAAGTTAATAATATCTACAGACTCTGTGATACGAGTATCAATTTCTAAATTAAAGACAGTTCTACCAGGATAGAATCCTTTAACTCCAAGCTTTAAATCATTAATTGAGATATCTAAGCCAGAGTATTCACTTTCTATCGTCTTTTTCAATTCGTACTTTAGTTTTTCTTCGTTGCTTAATTTTCTTAATGCGTACATTATTTTTCCTCAATCTTTTCTGGTAATAATTCGGTTTGAACACTAGTAAAGTCAACTGTTAACTTATTTTGTGCAATCTCGTTAAGCGTGTTCAAATTCATTTTCTTAGAATCAGCAATAAGTGTAATTACGACATCACTACCATCGGCTTTAAAATTTTTAATACCTGCATCAAATGATAATTGATTGCCTTTTAATTGCTTATTTGTATTGTCTGTCATTCTTGTTTACTCCTTACTATTAAAATCAAAAATGCTGCTGCAAAAATCCAATCAGGCACCTTTGATCCCCATATCCTCATACATGATTAACACCCCATAACATGGAGCAATTTGTGGATTAGAAATACTAGTGCTAAATTTTATGTCAATAACATGTTTATGCTTAATAAACGCATTAACATCGGTATCTAATCTATCTAGTAAATCATCACTAAATGTTTTAATTTTCATAGTTTCCTCCCGCCATTCTTATACTTTTTAGCTATAGAATTAAGTTCTTTATTCGCTGCTTTTATTCTCACTTTCGTTATAATTCGATATATTCCGATTGCAATTGATGCAGTCGTTGTTCTAAGGGTTGTGGCATGTTGTGTGCCTCTCCTGTACATTTTTCTATATTCATTAATAACCATCTTTGCATGCTTTTTTCTTAATCTATCTCTTTTTTTTCATAGTTTTTCTCCCGCTTAATTGCCCATTCTCCGTTTCCGTAATATTTAACTAAATCATTTTTCTTTGGAAGAACATATCGTCCATTTACTTTAAATAAGAGCATTTGCTCAGCTGGTACAGTAGTAACATATTTAATACCATATTCATCGTTCAATACATTAGTAGCAAGTGTATTTAAAATATCGAACGGTTTAGACCATTTATAAATCTCAGGTAAATCTTTCATTTTTAGTTTTCCAATCTGTAATAAATATAAATTAAATGTCTTTTCGAATAATCATCACACGGTTTAACCTTATAGCCATCTATTTCTTTTGGTAAAGGCTCATTAGGCTGAATTTGATGCACCATATTAAGCAATTGCTTCTGGCTGAGTTTAATCTTAGGATCATAACCTTCCACAAAAGCCTGTACGCAGCAAATCATCATTCAATCACCAGCTTTGCGTTTACTTTTTCAACATGACTATATTCACTTCTAACAAGATGCTGTAAATCATCAATTAAAGGAAAGACAAATGAAACTAATGATTCTGTTTTATTTTCTAAATCTATTACTCCAACCCCGCTATCAGTAGGGAGCTTTATTTCACAAATTAAGCCGTAATACTTTTTATCAGGCTTATTCCAGTAACAAATTACATCTCCAACATGCCAGTCATTATTTCTTTCTGCTCGTTTATCTATTACTTTCATTGTTTCTACTCCTGTTCGTACTCCACTTCATCAAATTGCCAAGTGTCTCCACCATATTGAATTAGCATTTGTGGTTTATTTAGATTAATTTTTTTGCATGAAAACCAAGTTGACCTATAGCTCTGATGGCAATATGGATTATTGCGTAACTCTTTAGAAAACTTTTTTATTGCAATATTTCTGTTTTCTGCAACCACAATTGCATTTTGTATCGCTTGGTCCATAAGGCAATCAGTTGATTGAATTAAATAGACGTTCATAATTTCCTTCCGCATTTTGGGCAGTATTCAATGTAAGCCATGGTTCTATATTCGTTCTTATTGGTAATCACTGTTGACCATAATTCATCACCATTTTGAATTTGCAAGATGTGTCTGAAAGTATAATGAACTAGATCATCTCTAATTCTTTTTACACCCTGACAGTATGGGCATTTTTCTTGTTGTTTAGTCATAGTCATTTCTCAATCTCCGTCCACATATTGGGCAATAAATTGCTTGAATTTCAAAAGTTAAATTGTAAATTGCAGAATCCACATCAACCGATAAAGCTGAATCCTCATTGAAACCTATGTAAATTTGTATTGGTGTATCATCAAAATTTACTAGTGGCTCATTACCTTGGCAATATGGGCATTTATCATTTGTTGCTATCATTTCATATCCTCTTCTACTATTTCATCAAGAGTTAATCCTTTTTCTTTTCTTAATTCTTTTAACCTATTCATTTCTTAGCCTCCATTTTTAATTAACGAATATTTTTTAATTTATTCATTATATTATTCGCATAATTTGTTTAATTAACTGTTCCTTCATGTTCCAACGTGAGAACACAACGTTAGCCATTGCTATAGCTAGCTTTATAGCACTTTGTTCTATGTTCTACCGTCATTTGAAAACCATGTTCAATCATTCCTATTAAAAGCACTTCTCATCATTGATATAACAGTAATCCTAATATATATACTATATAAAATTATTTTTTTTATTATATTTATATAGAACATGGAACAGACAAAGGTTTATTCTTACTCTTTCTAAGGTTAAGGGGTGTTCTACCGTTAGGCTTGACGCTAGAACACCATAGAACAGTTTATTTTCTTAAATAGCCATAGGTTAATTTCCCTTTTATTCGTCTTCTGGTCTTTTCAAATCCATATTTAGCTACCATGATATATTGAAGCTTTTGAGACATTTTTTTATTTCTAGAAAAATTAGTTTCCGGTGCTATATGCATATGTAATTCTTCATTAGAAATAAAATCTTGATCTTCAAAATCGTTTTCTAACGCTTCGTCAACTTTATTTTCAAAATCATCACTATATTTAAATTTATCCGCATTTAATTCAATAAGCATTAAATGATTACGATCAATTTCCAATGAAAATTCACCTGATTTATATAAATAAACTGTTTCTCCCCATAGCTGTTTAACTAAATTATCAGTTAAATCAGTAACTGGGTGATATTTTTGTTTGTCAATATCACAAAGTAAAGGCATAAAGCGTCTATTACCAGTTTGATCTTTCAAATAATAGCGTTCATTAGTAGTACGGACCATGACAAATTGTCTAGGAAACACTTCTATCCCACGTCCGTAAGGTAAACGGTATCTAAATTCCTGTTTAGAACAGAATTTTTTTAATTCCTCAAATGAAGTTTTATTAGTTGCCGTCATTTCATCATCATTAATAATTAGAGCATCACGTGTTTTAGATAAATCATCTTTTTTAGTAAATGTATTAAAATCATCTGTATAGTAACCTAAGGGCGATACTCTTTTAGCAAGTGTTGTCTTACCTGCACCCTGACCACCAACTAAATCTAAAACCTGGTCAAATTTAATTTTAGGATTATATGCTTTAGCTACTGCTCCTACAAAGAATAATTTTGTAACCCATTCTGTAAATGCTGATTTTTCAACTCCTAAATAATCTGGAAAAAAGTTAGCTAGTCGTTCTTTACGATCCCAATTTTGATAGCAGATATCAAAATAAGTAATGATGGGATTATACGAATTAGCCCTAGCAGCCAAAACTAAAGCATCTCTAACTAATTTATCTTTAAAGGTGGTATGTCCATATTTAGCTTCACTTTCAATATAAGATAAAATTTCAAGGGAATAGTCATCTGACATTTTTCCTTTATCAATATGAAGTTTTGATACATTTCTAACTACATCAATATTTTGTGTAAATTCATTAAATCGGAATACTCCAGCAAGCAATGGATCATTTTCAATGATAATTTTTACATTGTTAACGCTAGTAGTTTTGATATTCCCATTAGCATTTAGTAAGAAATTATAAGGATATCGAGTACCTTGATTCTGTTTTTCACGTAATTTTTCAGCGTTTTTCTTATCAAGTGCCATTAGCATCCCTTCTTCTAATTTCTTTTTCGATCATAGAATTTGCTGTTCGCTCTACTTCTTCCTCAGACAGTTTATCTTCAGTATTGCTATTAGCTATTTTCGCGAGTTTAAAGGCAATATCTGGATCAACGTTTCTATAAAGTAGACCACCCATAAATGATGCACAGGCATTATTACGACCACCAGTTTCACCAAAACCATTAATAATAGTTTCAAATAATTCACTTGTCTGATTTTTGCCTGAAACCGAATAAGTAGCCATTTTATTATCACCGTGCGGTTTTAACTCTTTAGACTTAGATAAGATTAATTTCAGTAATTCCTTAGGAACTGGGGCAATTGCTTTATGATTTAGCCACTTATAGTCTTTTCCATCAATAGTAGATGGAGCTACTACTACATAATTATTTTCATGAGCCTTAATATCTACTCCAGGTAAAAAACCTATGTTTTGAGTTATTGATTTATCAATTGGTTTTTGAAAATAAAAATGAACTCCATTGTGTGCCGTTTTTTCGCAAAGAGTGTTTTGAAACCATTCATTATGATGTAAATCAGTAATAGATTTCATACCATCTACATCACCATGTCTGTCAACATCAACAACAAAAAAGTCTTCAGTTTTCAATGCAATATTGGCTAATGGATACTTTTTCCATAACTCATGGATTTCTGTTTTAGTTAGAGCAGGACGATTAGCAAATTTAATTAGTGGACGCTTATCTTTACGGTTAATAGGAATTACTGAAAAACCGTGTTCTGCATAGCTTAATGCGTAATTAACAAGATTTTTCATAGTTTTATTTACTTACCCTTCATTTTTCATATCGGATACATCAAACGGCAAATCATTATCATCAATTTCTACACCCGTTTTAGAATCTTTAAACGGATCATCCGTAGCTTGAGGCATAGAAGGTTGGTCTGCTTTTGCAAATTCATAATTGCGATAAGGATGATCTGGATCTTTTTTATTTGGTGTTTCTGAAATATGCAAATTCATAAGCGTACCAATTCCTGGACGTAATACTGGCACAATATCTTCATAAGCTTCTGTCTCATTATCATGGGCAAATACTGAATTAGGAACGACAATATTGCACATTGCACCAACAATTTTAATTTGTGAAATTGAACGACTGATTACAAAATCTGGCATTGCTTTTCCAGTAGCAGTTTTTAATGCTAAGCTTGGAAAAATATTTTCTCTTTGATCCGTGTATTTTCCATTCATAACTTTGAAACTGAGCATCAAGAAATCTCTACTACCATTAGCATTGTGAGTAATATTATCGAAGGATACTAAATAATCTCCAGATGGAAGTTCTGTTCTACTACCTGCTTCTTTACCCTTGGTAGGGTCAAAACCTGATTTATCTAATTCATTTGCAATATCTAATAAACTCATTTATTACTTCTCCTTTTTATTCTTTAATTCTTCCATTTGTTCTCTAGTAAACATTCCCATACAGCTAGCCAGTAAATTTCTAACTTGCGGATTAGTTATATCTTGCGGAATATAGTTACTTCTACGTGACTTAATCTGTCTATAGTAAGTAGTATTTTGTCCGTCTCCAGTCTTACTAGTTCTAATAACCAAATCACAGTTTCCAGCAACTATGTTGTAATACTTAGTTTTTAAAGCTGGCACAATTTTACTAGTTCCTGCTGCAATATCGTTTTGTTCTTCTTCTCTACTAATCCAAATAACATTAACTGGTAAAGACTTTAATTCTAGTACGAGGTCTTCAATTACTTTTTTAACCATACTAGAGCCTTTTCCATAAGCTAGTTTTCCATCGGTAATGTATTTTTCATTAGCGCTATCCGTAATTTGTTTAGTTACAGCACTAACTACATCTTCAATAGTGTCAATAACAATAGTTTTAAAAGTTGATTTAGAAATTAACTTAATAATTTCATCTAGCCGACCAATGATGTCATAAACTGGTTGCCCATTTTCATCTGTTAGTAGTTGAATACTGGGTGCTCTACTTTGGCTAGCATTGTTATCAGTATTGATATCTAATACATGAGGAAAATAACTAGCAAAAAATGTTTTTCCACTCATGGGTTCGCCATAAATAAAGTAATATTTTGGCTCTTTTTTAGGTTTAATTGGTTTATCTTCCGGTAACCTAATCATTTTCTTTTAATCAATCCTTTCATTTTAGCTTGATAAAATACCCAGCCTCTTTTATATTTATGTAATTTTGCATAGGCTTGTAATTCTTTCATTGTATGAAGCTCTTTAACTGATTTGTTTGCTACATTTTGCATAACTTTATCAGCTAAAATTTCATTAATTAAGCGTTTACGATCATTGATAAGTTTTAATTCGTCGTCTGTTTGTTGTACTGCTGTATGGACTTTAATAGGATTACCACAAATTGGACATTTACTATTTTTTACTTCACTAGCTTTTACAACAGCAAAGCAAAAATCGCATTGAGTAATAGCAAATATTGGTTCATTATTGTTAGATTTACGTTTATTTTTATCAGTAGTAATGATTGCTTGTTTCCAATCCCTATCACTGTCAGGCAATCCAAAAGTTTTCCAATTTGCTACATGATCTATAATGATAGCCTTCTTATTTTCTCTAGGATTTAAGCATCTCATTGAGAATTGTAAGTAAAGAGCCAAACTTTTTGTAGGTCGTGCCATAATTACACAGTCAACATCTGGCAAATCTACTCCTTCAGTGAACAAGTTAACGTTTACGAGAACCTTAATTTTCTTATCTCTGAACTGTTTTACATACTTATCCCTTATCTTATCCTCGGTTGTTCCATCAACCTCTACAGCAGAAATATGAGTCTTATTAAAAGCATCAGCAATTCGTTTTGCACTTTCAACTGAATAGGTGTACACCACTGCTTGCTTATTTTTTGCTAATCTTTGATAGTTACTTACAATATGACCATAGATTTTTCGACTAACGGCTTCATCCATACTGGCATTGGTATAATCTCCAGTTGAGTTCTTTTTTAATTTTTGAGTATCAATATCATCTATTGAGTAATAATCAAATGGTGCTAGAAAACCTTTTTTAGTTAATTTGCTAATTGATTGACCAACAATAATATCATCGGCTATCTCATCGAGTTGTCGCTTTCCTGTCCTAATTGGTGTCGCTGTAAATAGAAGAACAATTGCATTAGGAAATTTATTTAAAATTCTTTGATAGCTTTTTGCTAAAACGTGGTGCGCTTCATCGACTAGAATTAATTGTGGTTCAGGTAATTTATCAATTTTTCGAGTTAACGTTTGAACCATACCTGCGATTAATAAATTAGAATTAACACCTTGATTTTTAAATGTAGCCACTGCTTGATCTAAAACTTCTTTACGATGAATTAAGAACATTACACAATTATTTTTATCAGTAGTTCTCCTAGCTATTTCTGCCATAACTACTGTTTTTCCTGTTCTAGGGAGGAGATTGGACGATAATTACTCGATGCCTGCGTTTCATCGAAATTACAATTTTATTAATTAATTCGCTTTGATATGATCGTAATTTATACATTATTTAAACCTTAATTTCCTTACTTCTTTATGTAGCTCTCTTTTGGCATCTTCAAACATAGTTTGAACAATCGTATTAAATTGCTCAGAAGTAGTAGCATGAAAATCCCCACTTGGTCTAGGCTTATTCTTTTTTAACCAATCTTCAGCTTTCCCAACTTCGCCCTGCTTTAGTGCTTCTTTAACTAATCGGCTAGTCCACTCATTAATTTGATTTTTGGAATCAAATTGCCATTCTCTAAATTCTTCTAGCATTGGCTTAAGTCCTCCATCTGGTAAACTTCTTGCATAATTTCGCCTAGATAGTCACTTGCTAAACCTTCTTCAATTCCATCAAGCAATTCGATGATGAAATTGAATTCAGTTGAATCAATTTCATGTGTGAATTTTTCAAATCCCATTAATTTAATTCGGTATTTAAGAAATTCAATAATAGTGTGGAAGTCTGATCCCATTTCATATCCAATAATGTAGGCATTGTTGTCACACCACACTACTAATGAATCTGTTCCTTTATAATGGTCGATGCGTTTTTGAGCATCTTCATAATAGATTGTTTCTAGTAGCTCTTTGCCTGTTTTAACTTCCACGGTTCACACTTCTCTCTATATTTGTAATATGCATTGCTGCACAATAATTTTGCTTCATTACTTTCTTTTAAAGGATCACTATGTTTAATCCCTTGCAATAATTCGATTAAGTGATTCAATGGTTTCCTCAGTTTCTGTATATGCTAACATGCTGAAAATTGCGTTTTTGTCAACGAGACTTAAAATATAAAAAGTTAAAAATGCTAATTCATCATCAGACATATGGTTTACCAAATCTATAATTTCGTTTTGTCGTTGTTCTTTTAACGGCGATACTTTTTGAAAAAGTTTTTTCATTTTCTTTCTCCTTTAAATATTCGGGAATACTGCGGTAAACATTGTAAATACAAGTGCTACCAATGCTGTACATGCAGTACTCAAAGTTAAAATTTCTGTTTCACGTATCGTAAAATCAGTACCCATAAATTCGTTGATTTTAAAATTAATCCATTTACTCATGATTTACTCCAAACATTTCGTTATATACGTGTTGTGATTGCCAATCTAAGAACTCTTCAAAGCGGTCTTCTTTTACATGACACTTTCGCATGCTTTCCAAAACGATTGCGTCTTTATATGGTGAAACTAAACATGCCTCACGTCTCCTGCGCCACGTTGTAGGTTTCCAATGATATTTCTCTTGTACTTCCTTTGGCGTTAAAATTTTAGTCACGACAATCATCTTCTTTAAACATGGTATCGAAAATCTTGTCTAACTTTTTCTGTTCTTCTTTAGATAAGGGTTTATACCTTACTGGCATTACATATTTCTTTTCCATAATTTTTCCTAGATCTTAAGATCTTTAATTACCTTCAAAACAAATTGATTACTCTTAGGGCTTGTATTTCTCCCCGAAAGATAATCAGTAACATCTTGACGAGCTAAGCCATAGGCTTTAGCTAAATCAGCAATACTAATCGATCTCTCTTTTAAATACTTTTTAATTAGTTCTCTTCCTGGTTCGATTGTTGGCATTTTCTTCACCTCGTTTTCTGTAAATTGAGATACCTGTCAATTAAAAATCTTTTTCAGAGCTATTTAACAGATACACATCATCGTAAGTAATAGGCTTATCTCGATTTTGATATTTTCGTCTAAGTTCAAATTCCTTATATAGTCCTACTGGAATTCGTGTTAAGACTTTTCCATTAATCAGTTCTTGAAGTAGTCTTTGAGAACTAATTTTTTCTAAATTTATATCCACGTTTTGCTTACCTCCCCTAACTATGACCTAAAGAAGCAACAATAATTGTTGTAACTATGAGAATTAAAATTACCGACACTACATTCAATGTGGTGTTTTTTGTTTTCTCATGATACATAGCGACTACGCCTATTAATCCAATTACCCACATTGCTACTACAGCTAGTTCAATCATTCTTTACTTTCCTTTTTGTTAAATTTAGCTAGTTTTGGCTCAACTTTGATTTTTCCATTCTTAGATATGACAACGTGATGAAATTTACTGTCATATTTAATTCCATTAGCAGTCATCTTAATTGATGGCTGTTTTTCTTTATCCTTTTCTTCCATCACTACTCGCCTCTCTTTCTGCTAAACTGAAATCATCTGGTAATAAGGAGATGATTAATTTATGAATGATGAAAAGCGTGCGCATGATTTAACAATGCTAATTCTTCACGACCACTGGAATGATTTAGAAGAATATGGCATTAAAACTAAATCTAAGCCTTATCTTCTCGATGTTTATGCTGCTCTTTATCCAAAAATTCTTGATTGGGTAAAATCCCAGCATTTTTAAAGAATTCATCATATTGTTCTTTAGTCATTGGTTTTCTAACCGATGGCTTTTCTTCTGCTGAATTAATTAATTCAGCACTAATCTGCTGATCATACGCTTCACATAACTTTTCAATTGTAGAAATGTAAAAACTTTTTGCTTCAAAATTATGTGAAGCTTTTATTTTGCTTATATTTTTCTCGATTAAATTTAAAATTGAAATATCATTCTTTTCTTCCATCTACTCTTCCTCATTCCTACAGTCCTAAATCAGTCTGTGCATTCATTTGTTGAATATCTTGTTGTAGTGGATATGATGGATACCAATTACTGATGAAATTAATTGCTCTATCAAAGTCTTTCTTTGATAAATCCTCATATCTTGAAATTACAAACGAATCTTTGAAATCATGCTCTAACTGACGGAAAACTCTACGTCTTTTGTTTTTGTCTTTATAAAAATTACTCTTCTTACCACCGCAAACTTCTACTGACTTTCTGTCTCTTGCTTTTCGCAGTTTAAATCGTTGGTTTGAATCAATTTCAGATGTATTTTTAATAAAATCAACATCTTTTTCTACGTTAGTCATGCGTTCATCCAAATGAATGGTAGCTTCCATTGCTAGTTTCAAACGTTCTTCTGGTGTTGTTGGCAATTGCTTTGCAGCTTCTTGTGCACGGATATAAGCTTCCATTTTGTTAAAAGCTTCAATGTATTTAAGCTTGAATTTCATTGCTTTCTTACCAGTGAAACCCATGCTTAATAAAGTAAAGCCGTCGCGATCCATATAAATAATTGGGTGCACTTGACCGCGTTTATTTATATAGGTTGTCTCAACAAACATATTTTTCACTGCCGAATTTTCGGCAATGAGATTTCTAGCCTTTTCTAATACATGTCGATGTTGCTTTTCAAACACTTCTGCCACTTTCAAGCTATCTGTCACAGCTTGACGATCTTTCATAATTACTAAATCTTTCAGTTCATCCATCTTTATTCACTTCCCATTCTTTGGACGCTTTCCGCATAAACTGGAAACAAGACTTGTTCCAATTCCTTATACATCTTCCTTGCTTTCCTTCTGTCTTTGATTGGAACTCCTATATTGCTTCTGCAATTAAATGAAACGAGAATGATTTCTCTTATCATGTCCGTCAATTTTGCTGGATAGTATGCCAACTTATCATATGGACATTTATAATTACACGATTGATATAGATCATCACATTTCTTTGATAAATCATGACGTAAATCTCTAAAAAGAAGATTCGTATTATATGCTGATGAATCAATATCAAATCTTGAGATTACTTTTTCATTTTGCTCAGTTAATCTCTTATCACGATCTTGTAATACTGCTTCATTTATAATTTGCTGTAATTCTTCTTTTGAAATTTCCATATCATTACCTCCTTTTTTAGTGCGTAAGTAAAAAAGATAGGAAAAACGTTGCATTAATTAATACTAAAGAGTAATATTAAAGCGTAAGAAATAAAGCAATTAAGCGAATCCCCATTCATTTAAATTGCATTTATTGATACATGTTTTTTTCTATCAATTTAACTTACACAAATTATATTAGTACTTAAGTACTAAATAGTCAATAATAATTTGTACTTTTTTGTATATATTTGTGTAAGTGTCTTTAGAGAGGTGCTTACAAATGCTGTTAGATCGCATCAAAGAGCGAGGTAAAGAATTTGATATGTCTTTGCAACAAATCGCACAAGCTACTCAAATAAGCCCTAATACTATTTATAGTTGGAGAGTTAAAACCCCGAGGGCTGACAAGCTAAAAGAAGTTGCAAAAGTATTGCATACTACTACCGATTATTTAAACGGATCAACCGACGACCCAAGCATTCCCGACAAGCCTACAGTAACAGAAGCTGACTTAGACGAGATGTTAGATAATGCGCGTTCATTCGATGGCAAGCCAATGGACGACCATGATAGAGCATTAATCAGGGCTTATTTAAAAGGGCTTTATGATAATAAGTAAGGTGACGCAATTTGAATAGTCATTTATCTGAACTGCTAAAAGAATATAATTTGGCAATTAAATTTCTGCCTACTCATGGGCAAGGATTTTTGGCACGAACAAAAGGCAATATCCCCGATCAAATTGTGGTTAGTGAAAACCTATCAGATGAACAGATTGAAAAAGTGATTCTACATGAAATCGGTCATGCAAAAAACGATTCCTCCGTTGTGGGAGATTATAAATATATTGGTTCAGCCCATTCTTGCAGTGAGTATGGCGCTAATAACTTTATGGTTCACGAAAAGATAAAGCAGTTCATTGCATTAAGCAATGAGCCAGATGAAGCAAATTACATAAATATTGCCGTTAGTCTAGGCATTAGCAATTTTGATGAAGTTCGCGAAGAGCTTTTGAAATATGTAGCAAAATAAAAACCGCCCTCTCGGACGGCAATGGACAATTATGAATAAATATAAATTTTTAAAGTCAATAAATGATAATAAATCACATCACGTAGATGAGCCTGCTTTAGATAATTCATTCAATCAATTCTTACTTGAGTTAGAAAAACAAGGTTTGATCGAATGCCCGCAAGTATATTTAAGTGACGGCAATCCTGGATTAGTAGCCTATTGGATTACTGCTAAGGGTATAGATTACGTTGATAATCATTCACCAAAACAAAAAATTTCTGACATTGCTATTGGAGCTTTATTTGGTGCATTATTCAGTCTTTTAGTTTGGCTAATAGAAAATTACTTATTTAAAAAGTAATAAGTTAACTAGCAGTCCAATTATGATACATAACGCATAAAATATAAGCCTTAATGTCCATAAAATCCGTTCTTCCATAGCTTATCCCTCCGTAGCTAATAAATCTTCTGCTGTTGGCTCCAACGTTTTACTGCAATACTACCTTATGGGAAATCGTTAAATCAAATATCAAAGAAAAAGTCGGCAATGCTTCTATAACTATTATTGCAGCAGTAGCAGAAAGTTATATAAAAAATAAACTTGGGCTAAATTAGCTTTATTTCACAACCATCAACTAACATGTATATATTTGTTGGTTTATGACCTAATTGCTTTTCTGCTTTTTTTAAACCAAGTTCGCTAATAGCACCTCGCCAATTAGTGTTTCCATTATCGGAAGTAAAGAGCAATTTATTATTCCCATCTTCTTTTGTAAAATATATTGTCTCTTTCATATTGTTCACCTCAAGACTAATTATATCAGGTGGCACTGTTGAAGACGATGAAATTGCTGCCGTTCAAGTTGACGATGATGTAGTAAAACCAAGTAATTAGTATTGAAATTTTATGTTTTTATATTTACCATAGGATATAGCTGAAATGCCTGTAAAGTACACGGGTCGTTTAAACACCTCATGGTAGAGATACTGTGAGGTGTTTTTCGTTTGAAATAGATTGCATGCCTCTTTTTGTCCACAATGCCAGTGACGTTAAACCTAAGGCAATTGTGGAGGATTAATAATGAAGAAGAGATATATTATTGCAGCTACCGCATTAGTCACATTAGGTTTAGGAACTACTGCTTGTTCTAATAGTAGCAACAATCAAACTATTTCTAAAAAAGCTGATAAATTAGATAAAATGATGGACAAAGCAGATAAGGAAACAAAAGAAAAATCTAAATCGCAATCATCAAGCGAATTTGTAGGCAATACTTTTAAAACTAATAAGGGTTCAATAAAAATTGGAAAGTTAACAAAAGTTACCCTTAAAAATGCAACTCCAGATGGTGATGTACATTATATAGTTATCGATGCTTCATTTACTAATAAAGCAAAGAAAGGTGTAACTCCTGAAGATTTCTTTATGGATAATTTGAAAGTCGAACAAAAACTATCTAAATCTACTCACGAAGTTGGTGGAGAACGTTCTCAATTTGAAGATAATCTAACTCCTTGGAAAGATAAGATTAATGCCAAATTGAATAAGGTTGATTCAGGACAAACCGTTCCATTTGCTATGTCTTTTCAATTAGATAAAGATGATGGCGATAAAGATGTAAATACTTACATTCTCCAGCCTTGGAATTCTGATACTATGGATAGCTATGGTAAGCCATTGAAAATTAATGTATCTTCTACACAAACTATCACAGTTCCAAAAGATAACGATGATAGTGACATAGACAATGACGATTAATTAATACAAAAAAAGACCCGCAAAGCGCTGGTAACACTTTACGGGTCGGTCATCAATCTGACCAATGTTCAAAATAAACATACATATGCTGACGAAAGATTGAGCTGGTAACTCAACGCCTTTCGTCTACCCTATTTTAGCAAAATGGAGGTAAAAATCAAATGGTAAAATATTACACTCCTCAGATTGAACCTTTAAAAAATGGCAAGTTTAAATACTCAATTAGATATACTGATCCCTCTTTTGTGGGCGTGCATAAGAGTTCTACCACAATTGCTAAAAACACCGCACACGCTCGGAATCTAGCCGAGGTTAAAGTAAAAAATGCTATCAAAGAAAAGCTAAGTATTAAATCCATTAAACAAATTACAATGGATAAATTAATAGATAAGCTTAAGAATAATCTGTCTGAGCAAGGATTAGCCCCTAAAACTTTAGATGCCTATTTTGCCTATCTTAATAAGCTTTCTAAGCAATTTAAAGATAGATCAGTCACTTCTATTACTACTACTGAACTTAACGCATACATCAATGATGTCCTTTATAAAGATAAATTATCGAACGGATCGGCACACCATTATCATGTGATTTTTTTGAAACTATTCGATTTTGCCGTGCAATTTGGCTATGCAAAGAAAAATCCAGCTCTTAAAGTTAAAATCAACTATAAAAACGAACGTGCCAAAAAGCAAGAGCGAATTGAAAACTGGTATCTCACTGATAAAGAGCTAAAAGAAGTTCTTGATTATTGCTTGGATAAAAACAGAACTGATCTATATGCCTTATTTAAAATGCTTTACTTAACAGGAATGCGTGTGGGAGAAGGCTGTGCGCTCTTAGTAAAGAACATTTTTCAAGATCCAAAAACTCATATGTGGTACGTCACTATTTCAGGAACTTTAATTAATACCGATGGGCATAGAAATGAAAGACAGGAGTTTACCAAAACTACAGCAAGTCATCGTACAATTGTCCTACCTAAAGAAGCAGTTTCAATTTATCGAAAGCTTGCTAAAGACCAAAGTGCCGATGATTTTCTATTTCACAATAAATATAGTCATGGACCGATAAGCATATTAACTGTAAGTAGATTTTTAAGAAAATTTGTTACAAGTCAAAAATGGAAAAAACAGATCACTTCTCATATTTTTCGCCACACTCATGTTTCTAAACTTGCAGAAGAAGGATATCCCCTAAGCTTAATTACTGACAGAGTTGGTCATGGTGATTCAGATATTACTAGAAAAATATATCTTCATATTACTCACAAGCAACATTTGAAATTTGATGAGGCTATTCAAGATTTTAAATAA